AGGCGAAAGCCGACACCTACGCCGAGCATACGACGCCAGAAAGGCTGAAAGTACGCGAGGCAATCATGGTTCACGACATGAAGAGAATCAAACGTGAGCCGGGAGCTTAAATCATGCTTATGTTTTCCATATACGACTCGAAGGCCGAGGCGTACAACAACCCGTTCTACGCGCGTAATGAGGCAACTGCGCGACGTATGTTCGGGGCCGCAGCAATGGATCCGAATACGGATCTGCATAAATTCGGAGGAGACTTCACACTGTTTATGGTGGGAGAGTTCGACGAGGATACAGGGCTACTGCACCGGCCACCGCTGGGTGGCGGAGCATTTATAAATTGCGGAACCGCCTTGCAGGCGGTCCAACTAGTGCAATACACAGAGATTGAGGAAGCGGACCTTTCAGAGGTAAAGGCCGCAGACGTAAAAACACTTCGAGACGCTTTGAGGGACGAAAATGGGAACTCGTAAATCAACAACAGGTGGCCAGGGCCGATTCTCTCAAGTACCAGGCCCACAAATAGAACGGTCAGTCCTACAGAGAAACTGTGGACACAAACTCACCATGGATGCGGGCGTGCTCGTCCCGATCTTCGTAGACGAAGTCCTACCAGGTGATACGCTTTCACTGAAAGCAACGCTATTCGGGCGAATAGCAACACTGCTCCATCCAATCATGGACAACATGTATTTGGATACATTCTTCTTCGCAGTTCCCAACCGAATCGTGTGGGAGAACTGGGAGAAATTCATGGGGCAGCAAGAAGATCCCGGCGACTCGACGGACTACACGATCCCACAAGTCGACTTCGATGTGGCGACAGTGCCAGTGGGATCGATCTTCGATCACGTCGGGCTTCCGACGGGGATGACAGACTGCAAATCGAGTTCCCTCTTCTTTAGAGCTATAAACCTGATCTGGAACGAGTGGTTTAGGGACCAAAATTTGCAGGACAGCCGAGAGGTACCCAAGGGCGACGGCCCGGATCTGTACACCCTCTTCGGCCCAAATCCGCCCAGAGGAAAGCGACACGATTACTTTACAAGCTGTCTTCCTTGGGCTCAAAAAGGTTCCGCAATAACAGTACCACTAGGAACCACAGCTCCCGTAGTATCAGCGGGAGATGGCATACCTACGTTTACGCTGTCGACGACAGATGGGCTGAGCCTGATCGGAGATCAGGGACAGCAGAACGTGGAGTTCAGTTCCACGTTGCCGACGGGGTTCGGAATCCCCGCAGAGTGGTATGCAACAAAACTAGAAGCCGATCTCAGTGGAGCAACAGCAGTAACAATCAACAATCTACGAGAGGGCTTCCAAATCCAGCGGCTTCTGGAAAGAGACGCAAGAGGCGGAACGCGTTACGCCGAAACGATCCGAAGTCATTTCGGAGTCGTATCCCCTGACCAAAGGCTGCAACGCCCGGAATACCTGGGCGGAAGCACGCAGCCGCTATTTGTCAGGGAGGTTCCCTCAACAGTCGATGTCGACGAGGGGAATCCTCAGGCCAACCTGGCCGCATATGGGACGGTGACGTCCCACGGGAAGGGCTTTCACAGGTCCTTCACCGAACACAGCATGGTCATAGGCTTCGCATGCTTGCGAGCCGATCTGACTTATCAACAAGGCACGGAACGAATGTTCACGCGCCTAACCAAACATGATTTCTACTGGCCGGCGCTGGCGCACCTGGGCGAGCAGGCCGTGCTGCAAAAGGAAATCTTCACCTCCGGCGTACCCGCCGAGGACGACCTGGTCTTCGGCTACCAAGAAAGGTATGCCGAGTACAGGTACAAGCTCTCCAGAGTTTCTGGAGACTTCAGGAGCGATGCATCGGCTTCGCTGGACACATGGCACCTGGCGCAGGATTTCGCAACAGCGCCAGTCCTGGACAGCGACTTCATAGTAGAGGATCCGCCAATCGATCGAGTGATAGCGGTCCCCTCTGAGCCGCACTTGCTCCTGGACACCTTCTTCGAGTATCGCTGTGCGAGACCGATGCCGACGTACTCCGTGCCGGGTCTCATCGACCACTTCTAAAGCCGAAAGGAAACAGCATGGCAGCAGGAGCAGCCGTAGGCGGAATCTTCGGACTGATTGGGTCCGGGATGAGTTCCGCTCTATCGGCAAAGGAAGCAAGGAAAAACCGCAAGTGGCAAAAAATGATGTCGGACACGGCATACCAGCGAACCATGAAGGACATGAGACTCGCTGGACTAAATCCAATTCTTGCGGCAAAAATAGGCGGCGCTACAACGCCGCCAGGTGCGATGGCAAGGTACGACATCGACACAAAAGGCGCGGTGGGAACCGCGCTAGCCGTGAGGCGTCAGCACGCGGAACTCGAACTATTGAGAGAACAAGCGGCAGAGAGCCGCGAAAGACAAGCGGACTCGTGGGCACATAGAGACTACGTCGGCAAAGAGGGCGAGCTAGTCGACACACAGGCCGCGAATGCCCGTCTACAATGGGAACTCAATAGGTACAAGAAGCCGGGAGCCAAGTGGGAAGCAACGCTGGACAAGACTTGGTACGGCAAGGGCACGCGTGCCATTCAACGGCTCAATCCACTAAAGGGGATATTGAAGCCATGAGAGAGGAGCTAGACGACCTCGTGGACATGACAACAGGAGAGGTCCACACAAAAACAAAAAGAGCCACACCGTGGAGACCACGGCTTAGGCTCTCAAAAACATTCAGCACACAGGGAAGAACTCATCAGGAGTTCAAGGAGCAATGCGACATAAACACGATAGTGAGGCGTTGGAGAAACACAGGCGAGCTGCCACACCTGAACACGGCAAAACCTTGGTATGGCGACTTCACAGCGGCGTCAGATTACCAGGACGCTAGAAACCGCATCGACGCCGCAGAAAGCGCCTTCATGGAACTACCGTCGAGTGTGCGCAGCGCATGTGACAACGACCCGGCCAAGCTCATCGAGCTGGCCTACGGCGACCCTTCAGGGCGCAAAACCCTCGAAGACGCAGGTCTTCAAGTGCAGAATCGTGACGGCCCCCAGGCCGGAGCGGACTACCGGCCGCCGGAGGCGGCCGGAGAGGGGCCAACAGACCCTCCAAAATTAGAAGGGGATACCCCTTCATAACCCCTCCCCCCCGAGGCCCCAGGAGCGATCCTGGGGCCTCAAACATTGGGGGGGAAACCGCCACGGAGGGGGGGTATGTTCTCTTATCTACTTGTCCGTAAAGAGAACAAGTGACATAATGGCGAGCATAGCGATGCCAAGTCACTTAAAACAAAAAGGAAAACAGAATGCGTAGACGAAAGATGAGCCGAAGGCGATCCAAGCGCAACTTCCGGAGTGGAACGAAGGTGAAGAAGCGCAACTACTCCGCCAGACCACCTCGAGGTGGATGGCGTATCTGATGCAGTGTACCAGGCCGTTGAGCGGCCAGGTCGACAAGGCGGGCCGGGTCCGTTTCACACGGACCGGCCGCCGAGGTCCCCGAGATTTCGAGGGGCAGATCAAACTCCCATGCGGACGCTGTATGGGATGTCGTCTCGAGCATTCAAAACAGTGGGCCATCAGAATGGTCCACGAAGCGGAATGTCATGACGCTAATTCGTTCATCACTCTTACTTACGATGACAATCATCTCCCTTCTGACGGCAGTGTGGATGTTCGCGAGTGGCAACTCTTCGCTAAACGCCTCCGTCAAAGACTCGGACCTTTCCGCTTCTATCACTGTGGTGAATACGGAGAGGAGAAGGGAAGACCTCATTATCACGCAATCCTGTTCGGACAGGATTTCAAAGCAGACCGATACTGGGCATACAACAAAAGAGGAAACGATTACTACCGATCCCCCGCACTGACAGAAACATGGGGAAAGGGGAACTGCGATATATCGGAGGTCAACTTTGCAACATGTCAGTACGTGGCTAAATATATTACTAAGAGGATTACAGGCGAGGACGCCAAATTCCACTATTTTCGAAGAGATGAGGCCACCGGAAAATTTCGGCGAGTTCGCCCAGAATATTCAACAATGTCTAGAGGAGGACGAAACGGCGAAGGAGGAATTGGATCAAGGTGGTACAAGAAATGGCAAAACCAGATCTACCCACGGGACGAAGTGATCTTGAACGGCAGGGCCGTTCAACCGCCCAAGTTCTACGACAAAAAAAGAAAGGAAACACACCCGCAAGAAACCGAGGCAAGAAACGAAGCAAGAAAGGCGAAAGCCGACACCTACGCCGAGCATACGACGCCAGAAAGGCTGAAAGTACGCGAGGCAATCATGGTTCACGACATGAAGAGAATCAAACGTGAGC